GTGCTACTAGATACTTTTTGTATTTCTTTTGATAATTTTTCAGCAGATACAATTTCTCCTTCTACATCAAATACATCATTCAATTTGCTGAATTTATCGGTTTTCATGGGTCAATATCAGTATTAAGTGTTGGACTAAATTCTTTAAAGTCTTGGAAGAAAGAAACAGTCTCATTGAAACCAAAATCATCTCCAATTTCAATCAGAGCGTCGTCAGCAGTTGTAATTGTTTTGACCGCAGATCCTCTTACATGTTCCGTTTCAACTGTGTTATCCTGACCCCTCTTAACTGTAAGTTTATTGCCAGATATTGAAGTAACATACATTTCTTCTTTATTCACGTAAATATATGATGACTCAGATAGACCTGCGGCATCGTTCACGACAAAGATTGTTTGTCCAACTGGAATATCTTCATCAAGAGTAGTGACAATACTATTGTCATAGTCTTTGACTGCCCTAGGAGTTACTGTATATCTCATTTCTCTCTTAGGAATCTCAATACCAGTCATAACATCAACAGTAGCCTTCTTGATAATCTTACTATCTTGTACAGGACCAAACAGATGAGTTTTGGCAGTAAAGATTAATGTATAGACAAGAGCTCTTCTTGTAGTATAATCTCCCTCATATTGATCATCCATTGAAATTGATTCCAACTGAATTGGAACATCTTTCTTTTCGTCAATTGTATCAACTAAATTGATAGTTAAATTATAAGATGGTTGAAAATATGGTAATATTTGCTCAATAATTTGAAGAGCATCATCATTTGTTTTTGATAAAATTGACAGTTCAAACCTCATGTTGTAAGGCACAGGCATGAATATCTTTTTTTGAAGTGTTGGATTGGATGGATTTTTTGTTGTAAAAGATTTTGTTGATGATGTTTTTCTAGAAGGATCGTATGTAACTCCAGTAAATTCAAAAGACATTCTTGGTAATGTCAATTGGACTGGTTTATTGAGATCTGCCGACTGCTCCAATCTCGCTAAAAATTTCTGAGTAGGACCATAAGCAAGAGGAACCTTCATCACACTAAAAGTGTTATTGCTATTGTCCTTATGTTTAATGTTTATATTATTGAAAAGAGTGCCAAATCCAATGACAGTTCTTCTAAAAATTTCGTGATAAAAATATTCAAACATTTTTTGATCCTATTATATAAACTATTTAACAACTTTTTAAATTATGGTTCGCCAAAGGGATTTCTTTGCGTGAAGTCTAAAATATCATCAGCATTGAGTTCAATAACATCATTTTGAGCATATGGATCGACAAGATCCTGAGTTTCTGCACTATAAAATGCATATACTGCTCCCGATTCTGATCCTGTGATTGCCTCACCATTTACAAAACTGCCGTTAATAATACTGATTTGAAGTTCCTTAGTTGATGCTGTCCACTTTTTAACTCTTGCAGTTGTTTCAGAATTACTACCAGTAATTATTTCATTGAATACATAATTTCCTGCTCCGAGTGTATTGGGTGCGGCAACTGTGACTGATGGAACAGAAGTATACCCAGATCCAGCATTAGTAATGTAGATCGCTGATATAGCATTTCCAGATAGAATTGAATATCCCTTTGCCGTAGTTCCTCCACCAGGAGCACCCGAGAAAGTGATGATTGGTGCAGTTGTATAACCAGATCCACCACTTGTGATTGTTACAATACCCACTGTTCCAGTTGTTCCAATACCTGCGGTTGCAATTCCCCCACTACCCGTTGTACTTATGAAACTAATTCCTGGTGGATTAATATATCCAAAACCAGGATTTAAGATTGCAACTGAACTAATACCAAATCCAGAGTTTGCAAATGCTAGAGCCGATGCAGTTTTTCCTCCTGCTGGTGCAGAAGATATTGCTACGATTGGATCACTTTCATAATCATATCCATCATTAATCAATTGAATATATTGTAATCCGCCATTTCTAATTGTAGTCAAAGCAGTAGCCGTTGATCCTATTCCAACAAGAGTGAGAGTCTGAATATACCCATCTTCTTTAACATTATCATCAATATTTGCAACATCCGTATCGATAACTTCGTCTTCATAACGGAAGAGTTCACATCTCAGTTCATAAACATAAGTCTTTTGAAGTTGATAGAAAGGTTGCTCATGCTCAACAAATTTAATCTCAAATAATCTATCGCCAAGAGGAAACCAAATTAAATCACCTTCTTTTGGTCTAGTTGATAGTTCAATATTTGGTAGATTTTTTATCAGCGGAGAAATATAATTTTCATATCTTTCTTTGGATATAATTAATGTTAAATCATTTAGAGGTTGTACACCAAATTTTGATAAAATAGTCCCCTGTCCTTCATATCCATCATAAGTATTCACATAAGCTTCTATTGGATATGCATCATCAAATTTTGATTGTATTACTTCTTTAATAACCGTCTTTTTGGTTACATATTTTCTGGGAAGATAATAAACTTCAACTCCATACATTTGGAGTTGTTCGTTAATCAAACTCTGTATTAATCCTTGTTCTGCGGATGTTCCCTGAGTAAAAAACGGATTAAGTGCCATATCATCCTATCATGTCTAGTGGTGGTAATTCGTAATAAGATGAACTTTTCTCCATGAGAGCATCAATTTCTCTTTGTCCATCATCATAAATTTGCCTTCCATTGAGTTCTACACCACCAGGAAGTCTTACTCCTTGGAATTTAATTAGATTCATTCCCCACTGTTTTTTTACGAGAGCAGTTAAATATTGCTTTAAGAAAGAATCATTCCAAACTCTTGCATATGTATTTGGATCTAAAAGTCTATAACAATCAATAATTATATAATCTCCCACATTTAAACTTTGGAAATCAACATCCAAATAAAGTCTATCTTGTCTCTTATTAAATCTAATCGGTTTATGAGTGCTCAATAAGAAATCAATAGTTTCCAAGTAAGTTCTTGTCATAGAATATGTCAAAAGTTCTGTTGATCCCCAATAATAAATATCATTCAAAAATAATTGATATTTGATACTAAACATGTTGTTGGTCAAAGAATTTGACCCATCAAATCGAAATATTTTTGTAACTCCAATTACAGATGGAGGAACTTCGATGTAATTGCTGTTTTCGTTGTATGTAAATGTGGTAGCAGCACCAACCATTGTTGTTGTAACAGTTTCTGTGGTTAATCCAACAACAGAGTTTTTTGCAGGTGCCCTTCCCCTATCTATATCATCTTGGGTAATTTGATATTTTAAAAAAGTTTGATATACGCCATCAAAATGTCTTTCTTGGAAATATTGAACAGCATCATCTACAAGGTCTTCAATTTGCTCATCGGACACGTTAATCTCCAAAACTGGTGCTCCCAGTTTTCTTTTTACGTAATCAATTAATTCTCCCCTCGATGCTGGTTGAGCCATGAATAATTCCTTATTCTCTTATATCCTAGATTTATTTATCACTCAACCACTACTGTCCCCTCTGCAACTCTAACTGTTTGTATATCAGAATCTATATCTACACCACTTTTTGACTCAACCGTTAGTATTACATCATAAAAATATCTTCCCACTTTTAATTTTGAACTTTCTGAATTGCTCAATGAAATTTTAACTATTCCATTAGATGCGTCAGAAATTGTAGTAACAAAGGTTGCTGCATATGAAACCGATTCTTTATATTGTTTCATTTTTGAACTAACAACATAAGAAGAAAACCCACTAATGTTTATTGCAGATCCATCAAAATCTTTAACATAAAAAAGTTGTTCATAATTAACACCTTTTGGTATCACTAAATTTTCAGTTGTTTTTTTATTTCCGATTAATTTTACAAGAGTCATTATAGTAATCCAGTAAAAGGTTCTACCCAATCTTCACTTCCATTTGATTCTTCTCTAATTAAAATTCCAGAAGAACTACAAGTTGATATAAATTTATTATATGATGCTTGAACGGTTGCTAGTGTCATACTTCCAGAAGTATCTATGAATAGCGCAACACTAACATCTAAACCAGTTTTTAGTCCTACAATTGAAAACCAATCAGATGCAAGTGCAGTGGTCCCATTATCTCTATTTACTCCTTTTACTTGAATGGATGTTCCAAAACCACTATCATAATTAGAAGG